CAGTAGCATACTTATATGCAGATCCCACATTCATGACCTGAGCTGTAGTTATCTGTTTACTGGGTAAAGTTACACTATCAACATAGTAATCTAATAATAATTTATCGTCACCACTCTCAAATTTATCAGTAAGCATAGGAGGAGTAGCAAATTGCACTGTGTATATGTTAGTAAGAGAGAAGTCTCCTGCTTTCTTCCTACTAAAAGCCATAAACTCTTGCAATTTACTTGAAGATACATCTCCTGCACCAGGTATCCCAGTCGTCTGCGTAGCACCTACGTACTGGACAACATCTGTTATTACTTGTAATAATCCTCCAAACATTATACTCCCAACTCCTTTTCTGTAATGATCATGAACTTATATCCGTTATCTTGACAAACTTCTTCAGCTGCGTTCCATTTAGCTTTGTTGACAGCCCAAGTTAGAACTTCACTAACATATGTTTTAGTGATTTTCTTTTGAGTCTTAGGTTCTTTGGTTTGTTTAAATGGTTTTACTTCAACCATATACTTTTTACCTTTGATTTTGACATAGAAGTCTGGATAATACTTGTGCCTTTTACCATCAACAGGACTTACATAAGGAATAACGATCTCTTCACTACCCCATTCTTGTACGGAAGAATTCTGTTGGTCACACCAAAGCATAAACTTATGCTCCCAAGATGAACGGTAAACAATGTTGCGAGGATCGCCTTTATACTTATTTGGATTGCGTGGAATGTACTTTCCTTGTCTAAACCTCATAAATACATATGATACAAGTAATATTATTTAGGCAAAAACTTGAGCATTTTTAGATATCCAGAAAAACCTCCCGCACAAGATCAGGGTTACGGTTTAGCAGACGCTGAAACTGGTGCCATTGACTACCTTATGCTGCGTAGAGAAAGATTTGACTATGATGCTACAAATGTACCTGCATTTTATAATAGAGAAATACCTGGTAATAGAGCAACTGTAGTACAACATCCAGATAGATGTTATATTGCGATACCACCTGGTATTCAGACATCTTATGGTCCTGCATATAGAAGAGCAGACATTGGTGTTGCAGGTGTGACGGCAACAGGTATGTTGAATGGAAATGACAACGATTTTACAGACCTAGCAAAAACTTTACAAGATGCTGCAGGTGCTGCACTACCTGAGTTTTCTACCAACATGGTATTACAAATGGTAAACGGATTCAATAACTTTGTAGGATTACAAGGTAATTTGGATCTTAATGCTATTGAAAATCTACAACAAGGTAGAATATTCAACCCATATAGTGAGCAAATATTTCAAGGTATGAGTTTTAGAACACATAACTTTGCATTCAAATTCTTTGCTCGTGATGCACAAGAATCAAAAACTATACAATCTATTATAGATTATGTGAAGATTGGATCACTACCAAGACTTCGTTCTGGTAATATGGGTAAAAAATATACTAATAACCAATCAACATTTAAGATTGATGGTAATGATAAAGTGACTTCTGTGACAAGAAAGGATGAGAAAAATTATAGAAATTTATGGCAAGATAATTTCTTTAAGAAATATAATGAGGGTTATGCTAAGAACAATAGATTTTTTGAGATACCTGATAGATTTCAATTAAGATTTGTCCGTTTTGGTGCAAACGCTACAGGAGGAATGAACAATCTAGGTGAAAGTACAAGAAGAGATTTGATGTTCAAGATTTATCCCTCAGTTTGTACTGGTATATCTGTAAACTACACACCAGATAATCAATACGTTGCTTTCAAGCAACCGATAGACGATGGAATCTCAGTTCCTTCAGTAGTTTTACAACTTAGTTTTACTGAGACAAGACTATTAACCGAAAATGACGTAGCAGTGGGGTACTAATGCAATACTTTTCTTTACTTCCAAATGTATTTGTTGGCGAGGGCATCACAGATGATGAACCCTATAGATATCGTCTGGTTAAAAATCTTTTTAGACGTACAAAGATTAGAGAAGACTTAGATCAATACATTACACTACTAGAAACAAGAATTATCCCTGATGGAATGAGACCAGAAGAGGTATCATTACAAGCTTTGGGTAGTCCATACTTAGATTGGATTCTTTTAATGGTAAATGAAATAACTGATGTATATGAACAGTGGCCAAGAAGTGAAGAGAGATTACTTTCTTATGTACAAAACAAATATGATTTACCAGATGATGTACATCACTATGAAACTGTAGAAGCAAAATATAATGCTGTGATAGTATTGAATGAAGGTATAACAGTTAACGGTGATTGGAGAACTGTATTACCCGATGGGACTACACTAGGAGAGGAGCAATCAATATATCCTGTCTCAAATTATGAACATGAAAGATATCTTAATGATAAAAAAGCAGTGCTTAAAATACCTACCAATGCTGTTGTTCAATTCATTTTATCTGAGTTTGAAGAGTTAATCTCATATGAACCACATAAAGAATTAGATAAAGAAGGTAATAAGAAAACAGAATTGAGTGCTGCAGCAAGATTCTTAGAAAGTTCTGGTTATGTCACTGGTAGTGTCAACCTAGCAACAAGTATGGGAACTGTCACCTCATTTGATAATGGTCCTACTACAACAAGTGCTAATGTCGGAGTCGTAACTTCTACTACTACAACAGATACTACTACAACTACCACACCAGTAGGCACAGGAACTCAGGCAGCAGAGACTAACACATCATCGAGCAGCAGTACATATTCAAGTAGCAGTAGCAGTTCTTCTTCTAGTTCTTCATCAAGTAGCAGTAGTTCTTCATCATCAAGTTCTAGTTCCTCTAGTTCCTCATCAAGTTCTAGTGGAGGATACTACGGAGGATACTAAAAAACCCTTAAGAGGGCATTTTTTGGCGGGATTTTTTTTGCGATATTTTGGTAATTATTATATGTTTTCCCCTACGTAAGCAGGTATATCTCCATCGTCATCATCATCTTCTTCTTCAGCACTAAAAACTAATAACTCTTCTCCATACTTTACACCTTCCATTTCTGGATGAGGTGCAGGTACTTTGTATGCTTTCATAGCGTCACCATATGATTTCACTGGTGTGTTATTGAAAGTTGCTAAGGTAGATCTCATCATCATGAACATGTACACACAAGTCATACCAAATACTGCTGCTAACCCCATAAGGTATATAAAAACTGTGATGTCGTTCATTTCTCTAGTTTAGTTTTATCTTTATTTATGTTTTGTTCTTTCATATATTCCTCTCTACCATCTTTAGTAAAGACTTTTTTCTCATAATCAAAGTAAGGATGTGGTTCAGCACTTACAACAGGATCTTTAGTTTTATTTTTAATAACAGTGAATCTATCCTTGGCAAAAGTTCCTGCTAATTGTACCTCAATCTCATCAGTATCTTTCCAATTTATTTCACCTTTTAAATTGGTATGAAGCATTGCTTCTTGTATCTTGTCAATAATTTCTTGTGTAAGTTTCATAATTAATCCTCGTGGTCATCCCATTGATCGGTTAGACCTTTATTGTTAAAGAATGCTCTGTAAATTCCAAACCCTGATAGTAATACCAAAATTACTAGGATTGATATACCTAATGTTTGATTTGGATCAGCATTATAATGTGGTATGATAGCATTACACTTAGTCCATGTACCTGGTAAAGTATAAACTGGTGAACAAGATAAAAAAATCATTCTTGTGATCTCCATTGTTTTCTCATTCTAACATAGATATCGTTTTTTGCAACCATATCCCTAACACGTTTAAATATTCTAGCAGACTTAGCATACTTACTGGTAGCATGATCTGGTTCTTGGGGTCTTACATTACCTTCATCATCATATTTCTTTCCTGTGTTATGATTAGCATAGCGTCTTGATCTGGTGTGACCCATCTCTAAAAACTTACGACACATATCCATGCCTATAAAATCTTCCTGTTCTAGGTAATCTAGATACATATCGAAGATAGTATGTGCAGACATCATTGCAATCTTTGGTGTCTTAAATCTCCAATGAGCACATATATCGTTAGTATAAGGGCGAACCAGTAGAACTCCTTGCTCTCCCCTTCCAATACGATAAAGTTTACGAGTCTCCTCGTCTGTAAAATCAAGTCTCTTATAATCGAGATCATAATCAAATTCCTTCATTAACGTCCTAGTAATTTTTGGATTGGTACTTGTTTAATCTTTTCTAACACATCTACTTCCACTCTGTCAACTACCTTGTCGAGTAAATCTATATCTATTTCCATGAATGGTGGTATGATACCTAACAACCTCAGTAAACCATCCACAAACAATGCAAGAGCAGTAAATCCTAAGATCATAGAGATAACCGTTGCGTCTCTATTGTGCTTTGCCATTGACTCAGCATCAATTCTTCTTGCTTCATCAATAGCATACCTGATAAGAGCATCTACTTCTTCTTTTGTGTATGTATCTTTAGGTCGTTTAACAACTTCAGTGAGAGGGAAGTTCTTTACTATCATATCTACCATATCATCCTCCGTCAAGTGCACATCCGATTGTTGCTCCTCCTATAATACCTGCAGGAATCGCCCACCATCTACCTTTACCTTGGGAACCATAACCTGCTAATCCACCACCCATGAGTGCACCTATAACTGACCCATCAGAGCAATCATTGTCATCATGATGATAAACATGTTCTTGAACTCTTACAGGTTCTCTGTAGACTCTTGTAGTGCCGTCACAAGGGACTTCTATTGTGTCTGTCCAACTCTTTACATAACCAGGACTATCCATTGTACCAGGTACATACTCTTCTCTGTACTCTGTTTTTGTACATGTTCTAGTGAGTGAATATCCTTTTTGATATTCATTAGCAATAGCAGAAACAGGAGTTAGTGCAATTACTGTGGCAAGAAATACTTTCATTTGTTTTATTATTATGTTTATATT